AAAGAACATGATATTATCGTTATATCAAAAACTGGTAAACTTGGGAAGATACTTGAGATACAAAATTTGCGTATTGGCTTGCCGTTGGAACCGATGCAATTGCACGTGCACAAATCCGCTAAGTGGCAAAAAATAGAATATCCAAAAGAACTAAGTAAACTTAAAAACATATTTGACTGGAGATCATATCCTGAAGATCAAAAAGAAAAGTGGTACGATTATATAGACGAAGAGTTTAAACGTAGAGACGAAGGCTTTTGGTTTATGAATAATAACGAGCCAACATATATTACAGGTAGTCACTATATGTATTTACAATGGAGCAAAATAGATGTAGGTGCTCCAGATTTTAGAGAAGCAAATCGTTTGTTTTTTATATTTTGGGAAGCTTGTAAAGCTGATAAAAGATGTTATGGTATGTGTTACCTTAAAAATAGACGTAGTGGATTTAGTTTTATGTCTTCGGCTGAAACAGTTAATTTAGCAACAATATCGAGTGATAGTAGATATGGTATACTATCAAAAAGTGGTGCTGATGCTAAAAAAATGTTTACAGATAAAGTTGTACCAATATCGGTCAACTATCCTTTCTTTTTTAAACCAATACAAGACGGTATGGATAGGCCTAAGTCTGAGCTTGCTTATCGTGTACCTGCAAGTAAGTTTACTCGTAAAAAAATTACTGCAAACGAACAGCAAGAAGACTTGGTTGGACTTGATACTACTATTGATTGGAAAAACACAGGTGATAATAGCTATGATGGAGAAAAGCTTAGTTTATTAGTACATGATGAAAGTGGTAAATGGGAAAGACCAGATAATATATTAAATAACTGGCGAGTAACAAAAACATGTTTACGTTTAGGTGCTAGAATAGTAGGTAAATGCATGATGGGTAGTACTAGTAACGCATTAGATAAAGGTGGTGGTAATTTTAAAAAACTATATAATGACTCAGACGTTACTAAGCGTAACAGAAATGGACAAACAAAGTCTGGTTTATATTCTCTTTTTATCCCAATGGAATGGAACTATGAAGGATTTCTTGACAAATACGGACAACCAGTATTCAATAACCCAGATCATGATGTATACGGACCAGATGGTGAATTAATAGATTATGGAATTATTGACCATTGGAATAACGAAGTCGAAGGTTTAAAAGGAGACTCAGACGCGTTAAATGAGTTTTACAGACAGTTTCCAAGAACTGAAGAGCACGCGTTTAGAGATGAAGCAAAAAACAGTATATTTAATTTAACTAAAATATACGAGCAAATAGATTACAACGAAGGTATTGGCGCTCAAGGTAACATAAGTAGAGGAAACTTTCAATGGGTTAATGGCGTAAAAGATACACAAGTAATATTTTATCCAGATCCAAAAGGTAGATTTAATATAAGTTGGGTTCCACCAAGTCATTTACAAAATAGAATAATAGTTAAAAATGGCGTTAAATATCCTGCTAATGAACATATAGGCGCTTTTGGTTGTGATAGTTACGATATATCAGGTACAGTAGATGGTAAGGGTTCTAATGGTGCTTTGCACGGTTTAACTAAGTTTAGTATGGAAGACGCACCACCAAATCACTTTTTCTTAGAATATATATCAAGACCACCAACTGCAGAAATATTCTTTGAAGATGTTTTGATGGCGTTAGTATTTTATGGTATGCCAATACTTGCAGAGAACAACAAACCAAGACTATTGTATCATTTAAGACGTAGAGGTTATAGAGGTTATAGTATGAACAGACCAGATAAAATATGGAACAAACTATCAACTTCAGAAAAAGAAATAGGTGGTATACCTAACACAAGTGAAGATATAAAACAAGCTCACGCGGCTGCTATTGAAATGTATATACAACAACACGTCGGTCATTTACAAGACGGTGTTTATGGTAACATATATTTTAACGAAACGTTAAATGATTGGGCTAAATTTGATATAACTAAAAGAACAAAGTTTGACGCTTCAATAAGTTCTGGTCTTGCTATTATGGCTTGCAATAGAAACTTATACAGACCAAACGCAAAAATTGAAAAACCTAAATTAAACATAAGTATTTCTAAGTATACTAATACTGGTAATACATCAAAAATAATAAAATAAAACATGGCAGAATACATTAATAATTATTTTCCTAGTCAAGTTGTTAGCGATGCTGAAAAGCTTAGTTATGATTATGGATTAAAAGTTGCCAAAGCTATAGAACACGAGTGGTTTAATAAAGATCAAGGAATTAATAGATACCACAAGCATTACAACGATTTTCATAGATTAAGATTATACGCAGAAGGTAATCAGTCAATACAAAAGTATAAAGATGAGTTATCTATAAATGGTGACTTAAGCTACTTAAATTTAGACTGGACGCCAGTTCCAATTATACCTAAATTTGTAGATATAGTTGTAAATGGTATGTCCGATAGAAGTTACGAAATAAAAGCTTATTCACAAGATCCTTACGGTATTGAAAAAAGAACTGAATATATGCAGTCTATACTAGACGATATGAACAATACTGAAATGTATGATTTTGTTCAACAACAGTTTGAAATTAACTTGTATGAAAACGATCCTGAAAGCCTACCAGAATCTTCAGAAGAATTAGAGTTGCACATGCAGCTTTCTTATAAACAAGCTGTAGAGCTAGCAGAAGAGCAAGCTATAAATGTTTTAATGGATGGTAATAAATACGCGTTAATTAAAAATAGATTTTATAGAGACTTAACAGTTTTAGGTATTGGTGCTGTAAAAACAGATTTTAACACTTCAGAAGGAGCTATAATACAATATGTCGATCCTGCAGATTTAGTTTACTCTTACACAGAGTCGCCTTATTTTGATGATATATACTATGTTGGTGAAGTAAAAACAATACCTATTAATGAATTAGCAAAACAATTTCCACATTTAGATCAATCAGACTTAGAAGAAATAATACAGTCAAGATCTTTGTATACAAATAACTCGTATAAAAACGCTAGTAGTTACGATGAGTTTGATAATAATAAAGTACAAGTACTTTATTTTAATTACAAAACTTATATGAACGAAGTTTATAAATTAAAAGAAACTGCTACAGGAGCTGAAAAAGCTATAGAAAAAGACGATAGTTTTAATCCACCAGAAGATATGGAAGGAGAGTTTACTAAGTTACATAGAGCTATAGAAGTTTTGTATGAAGGAGCTATGGTTGTAGGAACAAATAAACTTTTGAAATGGGAAATGGCTAAAAACATGATGAGGCCAAAAAGTGATTTTAACAAAGTTAAAATGAATTATAGTATAGTGGCGCCTCGTATGTATAAAGGCAATATAGATTCATTAGTAAAACGTATAACAGGTTTTGCTGATATGATACAGTTAACACATTTGAAGTTACAGCAAGTGATGTCGCGTATGATACCTGACGGTGTCTATTTAGACGCCGACGGACTTGCTGAAATAGATTTAGGTAACGGAACAAACTATAATCCACAAGAAGCTTTAAATATGTTTTTTCAAACTGGATCTGTAATTGGTAGGAGCTTTACAAGCGAAGGTGATATGAATCCTGGCAAAGTGCCTATACAAGAAATAACATCTGGTAGTGGTGGAAATAAAATACAAGCCCTTATAGGTAATTACAACTATTACTTACAGATGATAAGAGATGTAACTGGATTAAATGAGGCTAGAGATGGTAGCATGCCAGACGATAGGGCCTTAGTAGGTATACAAAAAATAGCAGCTGCTAACTCAAACGTAGCTACTAGACACATATTAGATTCTGGTTTATTCTTAACAGCTGAAGTAGCAGAACAATTGTCACTTAGAATATCTGATATTATAGAATATTCTCCAACTAAAGATGCTTTTATACAAAGTATAGGTGCTCATAATGTAGCAACTTTAGAAGAAATGACTAGTCTTTACTTGTATGATTTTGGTATATTTATAGAATTAATGCCAGATGATGAAGAAAAAGCTAAGTTAGAAAATAACATACAAATGTCATTGCAACAACAGACTATAGATTTAGAAGATGCTATTGATATTAGAGAAATAAATAATGTTAAATTAGCTAATCAAGTTCTTAAAATACGTAGAAAAAAGAAAATAGAAAAAGATCAACAAGCCAAACAACAGAACATACAAGCTCAAGCTCAAGCTAATACACAGCAACAGCAAGCAGCTGCACAGATGGAAGTTCAAAAACAACAAGCATTATCACAATCACAAGCGCAATTAGAACAATTAAAAGCACAACTTGAGATGCAAAAGATGCAACAAGAAATACAGGCTAAACAACAATTAATGGCTTTAGAATTTGAGTTTAACATGCGTTTAAAAGGTATAGAAACTGAAAACTTAAAAACAAGAGAAAAAGAAAAAGAAGATCGTAAAGATGAAAGAACTAGAATACAAGCTAGTCAACAGTCTGAAATGATTGAACAAAGAAAAGGTAACCAACCTGCTAAAAAGTTTGAGTCAGCAGGTAATGATATATTAGGAGGAAGAAATGTTACTGATATGTCTGGTTTTACACCTAGATAAAAATTATTAATTATTATTATATTATATTATGGCAAAAAAGAAAAAAGAAGAAGTAGCTGAAGAAGCTAAAAAAGACAACATTACAAAAGTTGATCTTAGTAAAAAACAAATAAAAGAAGATGACAATGTCATCAAAGTAGATTTAACTAAAAAACCAGAAACAGATGCCGTTCCAGAGCAAAGCACAGATGAGGTTCCTGTACGCGACGAATCC